CTAGAGCCAAGGCTCGACAAGAAGAGGTGTTAGAGTCAGCTTATCCAGATTGGAGAGAGCAGGTCAACTCAGAAGAATTCTCTTCTTGGGTTTCTGGCCTTGCTACCCCTATCCGTCAACTAGTGAACTCAGATGACGCACAAGATGCGATACAACTTCTCCAGTATTTTAATAGTACTAGAGGTGTATCTGCACCAGCGGAGTCTGGGAAATCAGAGGTCGAGAAACTCAAGGAAAAACGAGGAAAGCAATTATCAGGAGGTACTGCGCCTTCATCGAAACACAACGCGAGTGTTTCTGGTGGTATGCCCAGCGATCCAGACGCTCTATTCGACTACCTTGAAAGAAATGACCCTGACTTAAAAACAGCGTATGGACGTTAATTAATTTTTTGAATAAGGACATTTAAAAATGGCTAATACTGAATATGGGGATATTACCCCACGTACTGCGGCATTCGCAGAAAGAGAGTTACTAAAGCGGGCATTGCCTCATTTGGTAATTGAGAAGTTTGGGCAGGCTAAACCTATCCCAACAAAGTCATCAAAGACGATTAAGTTTCGCAGATATAACAACTTGGCACTAGCAACGACTGCTTTGACAGAGGGTGTTACTCCTTCTTCAAAACAACTGTCATCTGACGATGTCACGGCTACTCTTAGTCAGTACGGTGACTTGGTTACTATCACTGATGTAGTGCAGGACACACATGAAGACCCTGTTCTTCAAGAATCTGTTGAGATTCTTGGTGAGCAAGCCGCACAAACTATTGAGACTTTACGTTTCAATGTTCTAAAGGCTGGTTCTTCTGTTCGTTATGCTAATGGCGTGGCTAGAAGTGCTGTTAACTCTGCTATAAGTCTTGATCTACAGCGCAAAGCGACCCGTGACCTAAAGCGTCAGAACGCTCGTCCGATCTCTAAGATCGTGCGGTCAACTCCAAGCTATGGGACACAGCCAGTTGCACCTGCATTTATCGCGTTGGTTCATCCAGACATGGAATCTGACATTCGATCTATGACAGGGTTCACCCCAACGGAGAAGTATGGTCAGTTGACTCCTTACGAGTCTGAGATCGGTAAGGTTGAAGATGTTAGATATTTAACATCTACTGTCTTTACTCCATGGGAAGATGCTGGCGGTGCTAAAGGTACAATGATCTCAACTACGGGTACATCTGCTGATGTTTATCCTGTGTTGTTCTTAGCGCGTGATGCTTACGGACTTATTCCTTTAAAAGGAAGAAGTTCAATCACTCCATCTGTAGTTAACCCATCACCAAGTGAGTCTGACCCTCTAGGTCAACGCGGTCACATTGGTTGGAAAAGCTACTCTGCCACTGTTATTTTGAACGATGCCTACATGGTTCGTTTAGAGTGCGGTGTAACTGACTAGTAGTCAGCACCCCTAAGGTACGAGAGCCACCCTCGTTGGTGGCTCTTTTATTTGTTTATTTCATTTTAAGAAAGGATTCTCATGGAAACTAAAAAACCTCTAGTAAAAGAAAGAGCCGAAAGGTCTAGACGTTCAAAAGTTATTTTTCATAACACCCAAGAAGACACCAGCGATGTATTCGCACAGATTAACGGGGTCGCGTACCAGATTCAAAGAGAGAAGGAAGTCAATATTCCTAATGAGGTTTTAGCCACGTTAGACAATTGTATTATTACAAAGTTTGAACGGGACTCTACTGGCTCTGAGATTGAACGCGACATCAAACGCTTCCCATATACAAAGGTAGCTTAAATGGATTATCTCAGTCTATGTGACACACTCATCAAGGAGGCTGGTCTTGCAGAAGAGGGTATACTCTCTGTGGCGGGTCAGAAAGGAATTAAGAAGAAGGTAGTGACATGGGTATCAAACGCATGGGTTGAGATTCAGAATAAAAGGGATTGGAACTTTCTTTGGAATGAGGCAAGTTTCTCCACGGTAGTAGATAAACAAACTTACCACCCTGTTGATGATTTAGCATTAAATCCTGTGCTAAGAAGGTGGAGTCCGTATTCGTTAATACACTCTACCCCGACAGGGGGTAACAAGTTCTATATGCAATATGTCCAGTGGGGGAATTTCGACAATACGTTGTCTAGTGCTGGGACACCCACACAATTCACTATCCGTCCAGATAACAGTATCAAGTTTAATAGTATCCCCGATACTGTGGGTACTGTGAGTTTTGAATACACCAGAACTCCGCAAGTTTTAACTTTAGGTACAGACATTCCAATATTGCCTGTAGCACATACAGAGGTTATTTTATACCAAGCCATGATGTACCTTGCCGCAGAACAAGATGCGCCAGAGTTATATCAAGACGCAAGTAGGCAACTAGACACTCGCATGGCAGATTTAGCCGCTGAGTCTATTCCAAACCCTTCCGTTGCCAATGTCCCGTTAGCATGACAGTTCGCACTGAGACTTGGGCGTTAAAAGGTGGTTTGGACTTAGAATCCCCCGCGATGTCTATACCCGTTGGTCGGGCTATTGTTGCTCAGAATTATGAGGCGGCTGTTTCAGGTGGGTACAGACGCATGGATGGGTACACCCTGTATGATGGATCAACTACCCCCTCCACGGTATCTGGATCTGGCGACATACTGGGTGTCTGGGAGTATGACGGTGACGTTTATGCTTTCAGGAATAGTACGGACGGGTTGTCCTGCAAGATGTACAAATCAACCACCTCTGGGTGGAGTGAGATAACCAGCGCAGTTTTACCTGTACCCTCTGGTAAATTTGAGTTCGTAAACCACAACTTTCTAGGGTCATCTTCTTCAGAGAAGATGTACGGAGTTGATGGGAAGAATAAAGCGTTTGAGTGGGACGGCACTACTTTTACTCAAATCACTACTGGGATGACCGCAGATACACCAACTCATGTTGGTGTGCATAAAAATCATTTATTCCTCTCGTTTGAGGGGGGTTCAATTCAGCACTCTGGTGTTGGCGATCCGACCTCATGGACTTTGAACACAGGTGCTGGTGAGTTAGGTATTGGTACAGAGATAACTAATATTGACTCCATGAGAGGTAACGCCTTAGTCATTTCTGGCTCTGATCGTATCAGTGTTCTGTACGGCACATCTTCTGCCGATTGGGATTTAAAATCTTTCTCCACGGAGTTAGGTGTCGTTGCTAGGACTACTGAGGTAATTGATGCAGGGTTAGTTTGGTTTAATGGTCGTAACGTCACTTACATGAGTACCACGCAGTCATTCGGTGATTTCAATACCGCGTCACTTTCTACGTTGGTTACTAAACTTTTAAGTGACCGCATCACAAGGGTAGTAGGTGCATCTGTTAATTACGAAAAAAATCAATACCGTTTATTTTTCAATGATAAGACGGTTGCTGTAGCAACCATCGTTAATAACAAATTACTGGGTTGGACTTCTTGGTTAATTGACCATGTCCCAACTGCTGTGTCCTCCAAGTACATGGGGTGCGATGACGGTTCTGTCATGGCTCTGGATACTGGGACATCATTCAACGGTGGGGTCATAGACTCCTTCTTACGTCTAGTATTCAACTCATTCAAAACACCGCACAGGAAAAAGCGGTTTAGAAAACTACTTCTTGAGATGGAAGTTGGTAGTCAGGCCACTTTGAAGATGGTTGCCGATTACGGTTATGGCACTGAGGCATCCTCTATTTCCGATGATGTGACGGTAGCGGGGTCTGGGGGGTATTGGGATACCGCAGAGTGGGAAGGTTTCAACTGGTCTGCCACGATTGTCTCGCAGATGGAGGCTATCTTAAATGGGTCTGGGAGAAATATGTCTACGTTAATTTATCATTCAAGTTCAAGCGACCCATCCTTCACAGTGCAGGGTGTGTCTGTTAATTATTCCATAAGGGGTTTAATTCGATGAGTAATTTTTATACCAAACCGACAGACCTCGTATCGGGTACTACGGCTAGGGCAAGCGATATTAATGACAGGTCTGACGCGGTTGAGTCTGGGTTTGATAGCGCGGAGTTAGTGACCACACGGTCAATAAAACTCCCTGTCGGTACTGTAGTAGACCAAGTAATAACTGAGTCAGCGGCAAACCGCGCCACTAAGACTGTAGGATTCGACTCTTCTGGAGACTTGGTTCTGTACTCACCGTATAACTGGCAAGGTGATTGGGCTACAGCCACCTCTTATACCCTCCACGACACGGTGCGTGACGCGACAACCAAGAACCTATATTTCTGCATGGAGGCTCATACCTCTGGGACATTCGCCACAGACTTAGCGGCAAGCAAGTGGTCATTGGCAATTAATGTAGCAGATGTTGAGACTGCAAAAACAGCGGCAGAGTTGGCAGAAACTAA